CAATCTCCGTCTGAGCAACCTCAGTTTTTATCTGTTTTAATTGTCTAGGAAGATTTATTTCAAGAGCATTTAGAATGTCATCTTTAGTCTTATTCATAATATATAACTATGGAGAGTCATCAAAACCAAATGTAGTCTTGGTTGTAAAATTATCAGGTGTATCATTTTCAGAACCTAATTCAGTATGTACTCGATCCACTGCATCTAATGGCGTATCCTCTACAGATAAGTCGTTATAAAAATCTGTTGTGACAGATCGGATTATAGGTCTATTAACTGTCGTGCCAATGAAACGAATCTTCATTGAGAATGATAGTGTGTAGATTATAACACCTCGTGTTTCGAAATCACCTTCATATTCATTTGGGATGGAAACGGAGTTAAGTATGATGGGAACATCCGCTGACGATCCTGGGCCATTCATATCATTAATCGCCACTGTATATTCTGGAGAAAACGTCGGAAGAATTTGTTCGACTATCTGAAGCGCCTCATCTTGAGTCTTTGATATTACATTTAACTCTATAGATAAGGTGTATGGAACACTTTGATTTAAGATAGCCCTTGATGAAGGATCACCCGATATCGAAAAGGGTGATTTATTCATCTTATTCAGATTAATTGTTGAATCATATGATAAATCAGTTATTTCAAAACTCAATCTTGGCACCTTGATTGCAATGGTCTCATCCTGCCGACTCGACTGCGCGAGTCTAGCCAAGAACTTCTGTCTCGGCCCATAGGCAATAGGCACTCTCTCCTCAACACCGCCATGTTTAACAACACGAAGATTGTTGAAAATAGTGCCAAACACAGCAACAGACTTCTTTAGTGTCTGATTGTAAAAGTGATTTCCTGTAAGCATTATGTTATATTAGGTGTTCCAAATGGATTCATTTCAGTGAAGTCAATGAAGTTATTTCCAATAGATTCAAATTCTTCATTATCTGCAAAGGCATCAAACTCATCCATGTTATTAAATGTATCCTTTAATGTAATAGCATAAGACGCGCCGGATGTTGAACCAATTATATTTCCATTAGAGTCACCAGTGATGCTGAATGACACGTTGGTTCCATCACTTGATGTGATTCCAACTACATCAACTTCTCCGCTTCTTATCTCAGCGATCTCTCCACTAATTGTAAGAGCGCCAACTGTTTGTGTGACATCTTCACCAGTAGCAAATGTTCCTGTTCCTGTTCCAAGAGTGAGTGTGGTTCTACTTGCAAAGTCTGTTTCGAATTTATCAATCTCTCCAATTCCCGTATCAATCGCTTCATTAGAGTATTCAAATAACTCACACTTCAATTTGAATGTTGGAATATTCTGTAATTGATAGAAAGGTGTCTCTTCTTCTACATACCGAATCTCAAACAAACCCTTGACTAATGGAAAATAGATTAAATCACCCTCTTGAGGTCTTGATTCAGGTACAGTCTGAAACCTACCAACAAGCTGTTCCCATCTACGATTAGCGACAACCAAACTCATCTGATCTCTCATCTCTAAGCCGAACTTAGAAAGTAAATCACCTTCTCCTTCAAAGCCATCAATGTTTTCGACATACATTTCAATTTGAAATGCCTCGCCAAATTCACTCAGAGATGCTTCATTGAAAATACCATCTTCATTAATAATACTTCGTGGCAGATAATATACATCATGCCCGTATATACGAAGACCCTCTATGACTATATCTTCATAGAGATTCTTTTCAGACGTTGTGCCTAAACTAAAATATTGATTTCTTGGCATGATGCGTTATCCAACAAAGAAGTCTGGCGGCATCTCGTATGTGAGTTGCATCTGCTCTTCAATCTTCTCAATATCTTGGACTGCATCATCATAGATCTGTCTGCCATTAAGTGTGACACCACCTGGCAATTGCATTCCTTCGAATTTAATTAAATTTAAACCCCACTGTCGTTTGATAAGTGCAGTCACATATTTCTTTAGGAATCGATCATTGTAAACATCATTATGTGTATCTGGATCAATTGTTTCATAACCTTCAACAATGATATATTCTCCAACTCCAATCTTTGAACTCCAGTCGGCTTCAACATACAATCTGTTTTGATGTCTTGAGAATGTAGAAAGTTGCTGCATTCCATTCACTTGCCGATCAAGTATAGAAAGATACTGCTTAGTCATTTCATAATGAACTATTCCCTCCGCATTATTCAGGTCGAAGATATCATTCAAGTGTATCTGATAATCTACGGAAAACATTCCAGTAGAATTTTTAGAACTACTAAACGGAAAGATTCTATTTACAAATAAAAGATTATCTGGTAAAGTAATATATGCATTAGATACATCATCAGATGTTACCTGATGTTTAAGATATACCCTAACAATAGAGTCAGAGTGATACTCTTGATAAAACTGAATCGCTTCATCAACACGATCTTCAATCTGATCTTCATCAACATTAATCTCGATGACTGGTGCACCAAGAGACCGCATGCAGTAGTCGATTAATGTTTGTCTGGAATTTGGTTTAGCCATACTTCTATTTATACACTCCAAACACTAGAATCTCATTTGGCAATGCTCTAGATCCGAAGTATTTATGCTTGCATTGATCATTAGATGTTTTGTGTGACTCTAGGTGTCACGTCAACTTGACCTTCGACAACACGTGTTACTGCTGCAGGATCGTCGCCCGAAAGAATCTCGATATCATATACATATCTGCCGTATTTTAAGAGCGATGTCTGTGCGGCAGTTAAAGAACATGTGAGTTCAGAATCAGAAACATTAATAGAAATATCAAAGTCAACTGATGTAGATGAAGTATATGATTTTCTTATCTGTCCACGAGCAGTGTAGTTTGTTAGATCAAGTAGTCCAACTGTAGTTGAAAGATCAAGCGTGAAATTAAAATCTGAGCCCTGATCGATGAATAGGTTTGCGTAAGTTGCCATGTAAAAGTTATACAGCGATTGGATTTATATGTTTAATAATAGCAAAGTTGAGTATAACAGTTGCATCGACGTTGCTATTGCTCGTGTTGATAACAGATATTGTAAATGATCCAGAAGTTGTTTCTGTAACCGCCGCACTTAAGACATTACTTGCACCAGTCTCACTCTGAATTGATACTACTACAACGTCAGTCGCTGCAACCTCAGTGTTATTAACAATGAATGGATGCAAAGTATTTCCATTATATGTCGAGTTGGCAACACAGTTGATTGTTCCAGCAACAGAGTTGATTGTGACGGCCGTCTCAAAATCAGTTCCTTGGGTTACATAGTGCCCGGGCGAAACACTTTTATATCCAAGCACACCACCACCGGTCAACTCGGCACCACCACTGGCTAGGATCGCGCCTCCAGTTATTGAAACATCATCAGAATCCTGTGTCGCAATAGTCCCATACCCAAGTCCTGCCAGAGTAGGTGGTGTATATGTGAATGTACCTGATGTATTATCATAAGTCAATGAACCAACACCAGCAGGTGTTCCTTCAGCTCCTACAGTCAAACTTGATAATGTGATTCCACCTAGATCAATTAAAGCGGGAGGTGTATATGTGAATTCACCATTAGAACTATTATAACTCACTGCTCCGTTACCTGATGCCAACGCCGTTGTTACACTTAAATTACTGAAACCAATTCCACCTAAGCCAGCTAGAGTGGGTCTTGTATAGTTGAGTACACCGTCGCCGTCAGTAGATAAATTACCTAAAGAGCCCGGCGCGGTGGTGACTGACACTGATATATCGATAGGTCTGATGCCACCTAATGATGCGAGTGTAGGTGGTGAATATGTAAATCGACCTGTTTCATCATCATATGTTACACTTCCAAAACCAGATGCCGCTGCAACCGGTCCCATCGATATATCAGCCAACGTAATTTTATCTACGAGGAGTGTATCAATATTATCCTTAGTGTAAGTTGTTTCTAGGTCTGCTTTATCATCGAGTGCTGCTTGCGTCGCGTCAGAAATTATTTTCAAAGCATCCGATGTATTATCGACATTGCCGAGGCCGACATTAGCAGCAGTTACATTATGCGGATTGCCGCCTTCATTCTGAATATGCTCTTCGAATGTGAGTATGGATTCACTCGATCCCATAACCTTGATATTGCTAGAGGCATCTTTAAAGTAGAGTTTTCCATCACCATAATTAATAGCCAACTCGCCAAAATCCAAATCGTCTGAATTAGGTCTCGCCAACGCTGCGCTAGATTTGGTTAAAATTATTTTTGAATAGGTCGTCATACTCTTATTTATACAAATTCGTTGTGATCAATATCTTCTAAAGTCAATCCTTCTTGTTCGATAAACTCTAATACATCTGCTTCAGTGTCAGCAACAAAGAGATGATTGCGTGTTATAGCATTAACATAACCTTGCATAATTTCTTCGTGTATCTTAGTCACATTATTGTATATAACACCATACTCACCTTCTTGTATAATGATATTATTAATTGATTCGTGGTGTAAAGTGTGTGACATATTATAATAGTATTGTATCGAATCCTCTGATAACAAGTGCAGTTTTAGCTTCTCCGACTGATACATCGAAAGTAGGATCATTCAACGATGCGTTTGAGTCGATCAGTTCATTATCACCAATAGAGTTTCCATTACCATTCATTCGAATCGTGCCGCTCGTTTGAGTAGTTTT